CAAACACTTTTATTGAAAATGGATTACATTTTCTATACACAGGCTTATTACCTATACTTTCTATACAATATATTTCTTCACCATATTTTAAAACATCTGCAAAACCAAGTGAAGCTTGTTCATATACATTTAGTTGTTTAATATAGAAATTTAATAAATGATACATCACAACTTCTAATATATCTTGTGATTCATAATTTTTAAACTTCATAAATTTAGCTACAAAATTATCTACATCTCGTTTATCTGGAAGAGGTTTACTTAAATCTACAAATTCCTCCATAGCCTTATTAAACATTTTATGTATTGTGTCTTCTTTTTTAGTTATAGCAGACTCATTTATAGCACGTACTAAGAATTTCTTTTTACGTTTTATAGATTCTCCTATTAATAAATTTATACGTGGTTTTATTATTGGAAAATGCTGTATTCTAACATCTTTTATATCTGTTTCGTAATTATTAAATTCAGCAAAATTTCTAAGATCTTCTTGGTCTATCTCACCATGATATAATTTTGCTATTATCAATTTATCGTTTAAAGACATACGTGGAGTTCCATCATAATCAAATTGACATAACTCTATAGCTGCATCCGCACAATCTTTAAAAAACTTTTTATTCTTTAAAGATGCACTAATTTTTTGTCGTGGAAATGTTGTCATAATCTATATAAATTTATTTTAGATCTTTTTTTACCAAAAGCTTTATCATAATGTTGTTTAAATATATCTATTTCAGATTTTTTATCTGGATTTCTAAGATTAGTAGTTATTTTATTTATTTCTTCTGCAAAAATCATTAACATATTCATAGAACTTATTCTATCTGTATTTACCCGTTTACCAGAATTCGGAGGTGCATATAATAAACATTCTTTAATATACCCAACACTTCTTATTAAATCTACATTTCTTATACCTTCTTCCTTATTATAAGCTTGTTCTAACATCCAAGATATTTGTAAATCAATACCCCAACTATTAGTTCTTATATTAGAATGTATTCCTTTAGATTTATTACCTATCATACCAATAGAAGATATTAAACCATTATCTTTTAATATTTCTGGAGTATCTGCTAATAAATGTAAAGAATTCATTTTTGTCATATATCCATAAAAACCTTTTTTCTGATTTTCATAACATATAATTGCATTGTAATATAAAGCAGCTCTTCTAACTTGTTCATAAAATTCTTCTACTAATCTTGTACGTCCTGTATATTCAAATACTATTCTTCGTGTTATTGTGTTAAATACAAAAAAAGATTGTAAAGAGTTTTTATAATTATAATTACCATCATCATCTACTGGGTCAAATCCACCTATATAAGTATATAAAGGAACATCACCATTAGCATTTTTAACTACTGGTTCAAACATTTCACCACATCCATTTATATTTTCATTTCCTCTAAATGGAAATTCTCTTACAGGTTCTACATCTTCTTGTTTATAATACACATTTCCTTTTTCATCTATTTCAAAAAATCCTTTTATTGAACTATCTAATAAATCTTTTCGTGTACTTAATATACTGTAAGTATGTCTTAATTCTGATATAGGAAATCTATTATCACCAGAACGTACAAACATCTCAGTATATATTAATGGATAATTTAACATCTCATAGTCTAAAGCTGATTTATTGATTTTATCTTTTTTAAGCTTATTTCTTCTTTCTACATAATAATTATAAGCTTCTTCTTGTTTTGTATTTCCATTTTCATCTTTAAAATCATTATTAGTAAAATAAGCTGGTACGAACCAACAAGTTTCGGTATTATCATCATTTGTAAAAGATAACATATCAAAACTATGTGGATCTTTAAATATAATCTCAGATTCTATTATTTTATAAATATTTCCTGCTGTACCTATATATAAAGAACTTCCAAATTTAGTACTATCTACTAATTGAGCTGCTGTATTACTACCATGTATAGCTGTTATATTTGGAGTTAATGCTACTTCTTCTATTACAATAGTTCCAGGTCTATTACCAGCAGCAACTTCTGGATTTTCCATAGTAAATACACCATGTAATATCTTACTTTTTGTACCATACAACTTCCAATCATTACCAATTTTTTTCTTATATTCATGTCTAAAAGGAGAATTAAGATTATTTGGTTTCAGTGATCCACTTGTATGTTTATATAATGGAGAAGGTTTTATTTTTCCATCCGAATATATATATTGTCCTGGAAGATTTTCAAAAGCTAATTGTACTTTAGCTAATAACTCAGAAGATTTACCAGCTAAACCACTACCTACAAATATTTCAGCAGATCCAGGATATTTTATAGTTTCATCAGTATATTCTCTAGCTCCATCAAATAAGAATTCATGTAATATTATAGCTACTGCAGTAAACCAAGATTTACCACCACCACGAGCACCTAATAACATTAAATTTTTAGCCTCATTCTTATATAATGGTTTTCCTTTAGGTCCTTCCCATAATTTACGTATATATTGTAATTGAGGAATATATTTTTTTAATTCTCCTTTACTATTAAAACAGCTTGCATCATATTTTCCTGTATGTAAATTAACATCTTCACAACATGTGTATTCATCATCTAACTCAAATCCAGAAAATCCTCTAGCACATATCCAGTTATATGCAAAAGCCCATTCAAAATCTCTTAAATCTGGACGTATCTTAATCTTAGGAGCAGTTTTAGGAAGATGTTTTGGTCTATGTAAGATCGTTCCTAGATTTGCATAAAAAAATAAATTACCTGGACAATATCTATAATATTCTCCATCTTTAGCCCACATACCTTCTATGCATCTTTTTTTTATACTTTTCCAAAACTCAAGATAATCTAAAGATTCTGGATGATATGTAGGAAATTCTCCAATTAAAAAATTATTTCTATTTTTTATAACTGGAAATATACTTTCTATTTTTTCTGGATCTATCATATTATTCCTTCTTCACTTATAGATTCTAAACCACCTCCTTTATTCTTTGTTTCTATAACTCTTTCTTTTTCAGCAATTTCTATTAATTTATTATATTCTATATAAAGTTGATTAGTTTTTATTAATAATTCATCTAATAATTTTGCATTTTCTATAGTGTATTCATAACTTTGTAACAAAGATATTCTATCTTCTAATCTTTTTTTATATGTAGAAATCATTAAATCTATTTCAGACATACAAAACTTTTTGTATACTGCTATAAGTTCTTGATAATCTTCTAATTTATATTCCTTCTTTAAGATATCTTCTTGTATTACTTTTAACTTATCTTCATATATTAAATGTCTATATGGATTTTCAGAATGTAAATCTTCTAATGCTGCTATTGCCCACATTATTTTAGAACTTTTATTTTTATTTTTAGAAGTATCTGAATCATAGAACTTTTTAAAGTCTGTTATACTTAGTACGTTTGGGTTTACGTCCCAAAAGTTCTCTGTCATCATGAAACCACTTAGAATAGTCCTCATATTTTTTAAAATAATTTTTTAGTTTTAATGAACTAACTGCAAATGTCCCCAAAGGAGTTATCTTAATAGATAAAAAACTTCCATTATATTTCTTAAATCCACATTTTATAGTATCACGTACAAATCTTAGTGTATAAATTATTATATCATTTACTTCACTTTCTTTAACATTATATTTATCTGCAATTATTCTTATTTTTTCTTTATGGCTCGGTGTGTTCCACATCATCTAATATATTTAATATTTCTTCTACTGAATTTTTATTATCATTTAATCCTAATATAAAGTTTTGTATCGGAAACCTTTCAATTACAGCTTTTTCTTTTGCATTTTCTTTTTCTGATAATATAATATGCTGACATTGAATTAGTAATACATCTATATATTCGGCATCTTTTACTGAAAGCTTATCACAAGAATTGTACAAAAGTACAATAGTATCTATAATATGTTCAAAAAATTTAAGATCTAACTGTATCATTGTTGAATGTAAATTCAAAAACAACTAAAGGTTCTAACTTAAATCTATATTGTTTGGCTGGATTTTTATAATTTATAAGACCAGCTTTTCTTAGTATGTTAATTTTATTATAAAATGAACTTTTTGATATATTTAATCTTTTACAAATATTTGTAACATTCTGACTAATATACTTTATTTTTTCTTCATCATCATCTGAAGGACATTCATTATAATAATAAAGCATTTCAGCAAATACTTCTAAAGTTCTATTATCTAATTTTTTAAAAGGATTAAATACTCTTAATAATTCTAATAAATATCTAAAGTAATCTCTTGAATTACATTTAATTGTAAATTTAGCTGCCATATTTTAGCTTTATAAATGATTGTTTAGTATAAGCGTATATAGTATTTTTATCTTTAACATTAACAACTGGCAATTCAACTAAACTTGCATAAGATACTATAACTTTATCACCTATATTTAAATCTTTAATATCAGGATCAACAGCTACAACGATAATATCATGTAAATAATCAGATGTATTTGCAGTTTCTGGAATTATAACATTAGACTTTGTTTGTCTAATAGCTACTACAACATTCTGATCTCTAGGTATCCATTTTCCATTTAAAAGTTCTTCTTCATCTATTTTCATAATTATTATATTTTTATATTTTGCAAAGATACATTAATAATTTAAATTGTGTATATATTTCTTTTATTTTTATCTCTTTTTTAACAATTGTGTTAATATTGTAAAAATAAAGACATAAACTGCTGTAAACCATAATAATATATTAGTTATACTAAATATGTGTGAATAAATAGAGCATAAATAGTGAATAAACTACTTGCGTAATTCAAAAAAATTTAGTAACTTTGCCGTACGGAGTATAGGGGAGCTTTTTTTTTATTATTATTATTATATATATTATATATAAAGTAAATATATAATTCTTTCTTTGCTTCTTTCTTTCTTTTTCCATAACTACACTCCAAAAATAATTTAACTTATTCTTAATCGCTTGACTATTACAAATATACATATATGCTGTAATTACACTTTAAAAGACTTGTTTTATAACTACTTGATTATTACTGCTATTACATTGTAGAAGAACTCTATACCATTATTGCATTGTAGAATAAATCTATACCATTATTACATTGTAGAAGAACTTTATACTGTTGTAAACTTTTTTCCTTTTTTAACCCTATGACCTATGAATGACTTTTAAAATTTTTTTATTTTTTTGAACCTGCGATCTGGAGATAATTTTTTAAATTTTTTTATTTTTTTTTAACCCTGTGACCTGAAGATAATCTTCTAAAATTTTTTTATTTTTTTTGAACCTGTGATCTGGAGATACCCCCCCTGATAACCCCCGTGAAAATATGACAAACCCTTTTAAATTTAAAAGACATGAAAATTAAAGAATTTGAAGTCTACGAAACTGCCAGTGTAGAAGTAGTAGAGAAGATTAAGTCTATCAATGACTTATTAGGAATTTATTTAGTTAGAACAGAAAAAGACATTGTTCCTGTAACTGTTTGGGACAATGGTTCACAATTAGAACAAGGTAAATATCTATTAGTGCCAAATGGTACTGGTAGGTCTGTAAATTTAATTAAGAGGGATTAAGTTCCCTCTTTTTTTTATTTGTTGTCTGTTAAAGGTTTTCCAAACCAATAGCAGGCAACAAATTTTCAAAATCTCAAAAAGTTTAAAACCATGAAAATTGAAAAGAAATTAACAGAGCTACAAAAGTTGAAGGGTCAGCTTATTTATCTAAAATTAGAAAAAGCTGACACACTGTACAAGATTCTCGAGGAATATAATAAGGTTCTTGAGAAATACAATAAAGATATTAAAGAGATCTATGATAGGATTGAGCTGTTAAAAAAACAGTCTCAATAAAG